CAGTCTCGAACGGAAAGCGGCTAAGACCTCGGACCTGTCCGTGGACGACTCCGTGGACGACTCCGAGGACGACGACTCCGACGACTGAAACCCCGGCTATTCCTTTCGGGCTGTTCTACGTTAGTGCCCCGGTATCTTTATATGCCCCGGAGTGTTAGAGGTAGGTATGGGACGACAGACCCGCGGACTCACGAACGACGAAACGCGACTCCTCAAACAGAACGACGACGCCGCCCGCCAGCTGGACGCCTCCGACGTGGAGGAGGGCGACGTTCTCGAACTCACGTTCTGGGACGGGCGTCGCGCCCGCTACGAGGTCGAGGGGGAGTGGACGGACGAGGACACCCTCACGTTCGAGGACTACGACGACCCCGCGAACGAGGCGGAGGGTAAGTTCCCCGGACTGAAAGCGTCGAGAGTGTGGACCGTGGACTCCGGACTCTACTCCGAGATCCCCCGCTACCGGGCTACCCTCGTTCTGGACGCGGACTCCGCGACGGGCGCGTTAGTGGATAATTGGAAAGACGACGAGGACGCGGGCTACGTCGTCCACTCCCTCCGAAAGGCGGAGGTCGTGGGCATCGAGGAACGGTGGACCGTCGAGGGCGATATGTCCAGCCCGACCGCCCGACACGTCGCCCGGGTCGTCCGAGAGGCGATAGAGGAGGATCCCCTCGTCGGGACGACCGCGGCGGAGTCGTGGACTCTCAAAGACGAGGACCACAGCGGGACGGGCGTTCTCGGTAACGACCTCGGACCCGTCGTTTCCGTCGCGGAGGCGCTGGACCTCCACGTTCGGGAGGCGTTCGAGGAGTATCTATTCGAGAACCTGAACGAGGGCGTGAGTTTCGAGTGTGAACGAAACGGCGTATGGTCGTTCTACCGTAACTGAACGCGCCCTCTACCCGCCCGTAACCTCGTCGCGGACGGTCCGCGGCGGGGCGGGACGAGTAGGAGGATCCCGACCAAACACCCGACTATGACACAGGCTACGACACAGATCCGCGAACTCGGACCCGACGACCGCGTTCGAGTTACGCTGGACGACGGAACGGAACTCCGCTGTATGGCACAGAACGAACGGAACGCGAACTACCACGGGGACCGGCGGAAATGCGGGACCTGTCTCCGGATCCTCGAAACACGGAGGGCGGACTAATGGGAGGGAACTACCCGCCCGGGACCTCCGCGGGAGATCCTAACGCCCCGTGGAACGCCCCGGATCCGCCGGAGTGTCCCGCCTGTGGGAACCTGATAGCGGAGGTCGAGGACCACGCGGACGACTGTGAGGAGTCCGAGCTCGACGCTGTAGATCTCGCGGAGGCGGAACAGGAACCCTCCCGGACGTGGGACGACGTGAAAGAGGACCCGACTCCCTCCGAGGCGGAACGCTACGGACTGGACCGCCCGGACGAGTAGAAAACCCCGGCTATTCTTTCGAGACTATCCTCCGTTAGCCTCCGGTAACTTTATTATCCCCTGTCCACTATTGTAGGTCGTAGGAGGAAACCGCTATGTACGAAACCACCGACTCCGACGACGACCGAACCAACTACGAAACGACGGGCGACGTTATCCGCGCTATCCTCTCCGCGCTGGACGAGGGCGACGCCGCGGAGGTTAACGTCGGACACGCTACTCACCGCGTCGAGACGGGCGCGGACGTTTGGGACGACGAGGAACAGACGGAGGTCCGCCTCACGAACGAGGAGATCCCGACGTGGGCGGGTATCGCCCCCGTGGACGTGGAGGACGTTCAGCCCGTTACGGACGACGAGGACGACGACGAGGACGAGGACCTGTGGACGGAGGAGTTCGCCCACTCCCCGGCGTCCGGGATCCACACTCCCGCCCACGTCCCGGAGAACCTACGCGACGAACTCGAACGCGTGTTCTCGGAGATAGAGGAGTTCGTGGACGGTCGTCGTCGGACCGAAAACGCGGGGACTGTCCGGTTCGAGTTCGACCGGGAGGCGTCCGAGTGGACGTTCCACTCCGTCGAGATCCGAGACTACGCCCGACGGACCGCCTACTCGAACGACGACGTTCAGACGCGGGCTGAACAGGCGATAGCCGCGGTCCAGTCCTACGAGGACGACGACGTTCGGGCGGACGGAGGCGACGAGGACGACGAGGAGGATCCGTTCCACCCGGACGACCTCGACGCGAAACACGTCCAGCCCTACGGCGTCCGCATTACCACGCCCGACGGTGAGGAGTTCGAGTTCGAGGTCCCGGAGACGTTCCGCGGTATGAACCTGAACGACCTCCTCGAACTCTACCGGGAACGGGTGGCTATGGACGGAGTGGACGACCTCGAACCCGGGCGGTGGTATGCCGAACAGGTCGAGGAGGACCACGGCGTGAACCCCGACGACGAGGACGGTCCCGTAGTCCTCCCCGACGGAGGACAGATCCTCCCGGAGGACGACGACGAGGGCTACCCGGCGGATCCCTCCCGGGACGAGACGACCGTCCACGGCGTTCAGGAGAACACGTCCGGGATAGTCGGGCTGTGTGTCCTCTACTCCGTCCACGGACTCCACTACCGCGTCCGCCTCCGCCCGGTGAACCCGCTGGACTCCGAGACGTTCGACCGCGGAGACGCGTGGACTATGTTCGAGTGGGCGGAGGTCGAGACGCCCGACGAGGACGCGCCCTCCGTCTCGTTCGAGGAGATCCACGTCGTCCCCGCGGTCGTTCGAGAGGTCGTCCCCGGTCCCGTTCAGGTCCCCGACGAACCCGGACACGTCGGAGGTAGCCGATAATGGGACGAGGCGACTACGAGGAGTCCGACGGTCCCGTTCCCCGTAGCCTCCGGGATCTGGACTACGAGAACGTTACCGGGGCGGACGTGAAACCCGTCGTCCTCGGACGGACTACCCGGTATCGGTCCGCGAAAGTCGTCCTCCACGTCGGAGAGGACGAGGACTCCGCGGAACCCCGCGGCTACGAACTCGACTACGAACAGGTCCAGCGTCTCGCGGGCGTGTTCGACCGTCTCGCCTCGGACCTCGAACCGGACGACGAGTAACCACTACCGAACAGCGTCCCGGACCTTTTTCTAACCCCGACCCGTCGAGTAGCCTGTCCCACGGGAGACTCTACCCGTCTATGCCCTACCGGGTCGTCAGACGCCGGAGGGAGAGGGCGGGAGACGAACGTGGGAACACGTCCAGCCCTACGGACGACCCGGGTCCCGAAAGCCCGGTCCGAGTGAAAAGCCCGACGAGGGTAAGTAGCGACAGGCGGTAACGCCCCGGACCGGAGGACGAGGGTAGACCCCGGAGACGAGGGCGGGTAACGTCCGCGGTGAGACTCCGCGGAGGGTATGCCCGGACACGTTCCACTCCCCACGTTCACCGGGGAGTTCCCTTTTCGAGATCCCCACAGGTCCAGTAGATCTCCCTCTCCTCCTCTCCCCCACGCCTCCTCTCCTCCACTCCCTCTCGACCCCCGAACGCCCCCGTCGAACGCGTCCGCGAACGCGTCGAACGTTCGGCCCTACTCGTAGCCCGGACCCCCTCCCCTCGAAACAGCCCTCCGGTAGTGGTTAGCGGGACCGTATCTTTATTGAGAGGCGACGGTAAGGGTAGGCTAATGGGAGACGAGAACCGTCGAACGAACGACGACCCGGAGGACGACCGTCCTAACGACGGGTTCGACTACGGCGAACGTCGAGAGGACGGACAGTTTCAGAACCACCCGACGAAAGACGAGGGAGAGTTCGTCCAGCCCGTCCGGTCGTCCTACGTCCACGTCGAGGGCTGTGGGACGGCTACGAGTATGGGAACCGGGTTAGCGGAGTCGTTCGCCCGGGATCCGGAACAGTACGGTAAGACGTTTTGCGCGGGCTGTAACGACTACTACCCGCTGGACGAGTTTGAGTGGAAAGGGACGGGGATCCGACTGGACGAGGTGGGAGTCGTCGCGGACGACGAGGCGGATCCGACCGCCCTCTCTATCAGCCTGAACGGGTCCCTCCACAGCGTCCCCCGGGACGTGGAGACTGTCGCGGACCTGAACGACGCCCTCGGAGTGAAAGAAGGGCGCGAACTCGTCCGGGTCGTGGAGGGTGAGGAGGAGATCCACCCGGGACAGAACCGCCTCGGAGTCTCCGACCTCGGAGATCCGGACGACCCTGTGGTAGTCTCGGAGGGAGACGAGTTCCTACTCCGGGACGAGGACGCGGACGAGGGCGACGAGGTGAAAGACCTCTATCAGTCCCTCGAACAGGTCCGCCGGGATCTCCTCGACGTAGCGGAACAGGCGGAGGAGGCGGGCGTTCCCCTCGTCGCCCGGAACCTCGAACTATGGTCCCACTCCGCGGCGGTCTTTCACGCGGACCTCACCCACGGACCCGCGCCCGGGACTATCGTAGACTACCTCGAACAGGCGGACTACAGCCCGCCCGCCCGCGGACGAGAGGACACGGAGGAGTAGTATGTCGGACTACGACTACGACCGGAGAAACGTCCTCGACTCCGTGGAGTCGTTAGCGGAGGTCCGCCTCTCGGATCCGTTCACTCTCGAACTCGTCGCGTGGAACGACGGGGACTTTCAGATCTCCGCGTTCCATACGATAGACGCTACCTACCCGTTCGAGGCGGAGGCGAACGACGAGGAGGACGGACTCCCGTTCTACCGGGAACGCCTCCGGTTCTCCTCGACGGGCGACGAGGAGGGCTGGATAGTCCACGAACTCGTCCGCGCCTACTGTGGGCGGACCCGGACGGAGACGGTATGGAGTGAACGCGTGGGCGGCTATACGTTCAATTGGCCCGCCCCGCTACTGGACGACGACGAGGACGGGGAGGACGACGGTCCGACCTATCCGGGGTCCACGTTCCCGGGGAGGTTCGCGTAGTATGGGGGACCAAAACGTAGACTACCGGAACCTGTCCCTCCCGACGGACAAAGCCCCCGCAGACTACTCCTATCAGGAGAGGCGGGCGGATATTCTACAGAACTATATCCTCGACAAAGGACACCCGGACGCGGTGAATTGGTCCGAACTCTCCCGCTACTACGATAAGAGTAAGTCCACTCTCCATAACGACAAAGAGACGCTTACGGAGTGGATCGTAGACGACCTCGACGTAGCCCGCGTCTCCGGGATAGCGTCCGCGCTGTTTGAACAGGGACTCTTAGAAATACAGGCGGACGACGACTACGACGCGTTCGACTACCACGCGTTCGTAGCAAAGTGGACCTCTACCCTCGAAAAACTCGGAGTCCTCGACTTAGAGGACGACGACGAGGACCTGTTCCGGGCGGGCGGACAGGAGGGAGAGGGTATCACCGTCTCCATATCCGGCGTCTCCGCGGACGAGGTGGATCTGGACGACCTCCCCGAACAGGACCGCCCGGACGGAGACGCGGACGAGGACGAACAGGAGGCGGTTACAGCGTGAACCTCACTCCGAACCGGGACGCGTCGAGGGAGGACCGGATAGCCTACGTCTCGAAACGCCTCCGGATCCCGTCGGACGAGGCGGAACGACTCCTCGACAGTATGGAGGGGGAGAACGCGTGAACCTCCCCTACGAACTAATCGGACAGGCGACGGTAGCCCTCGTCGGGGCTATCCTCCTCGAACTCCTCGTAGTCGCCCTCCTCGTCGCCCTCTACGCGGCGTGGTTCCGAGGGTGGACCTACGCCTCTAACTACCTGTGGAGGGGCTACAGCCCGACGGGGGAACGCCCTCCGGCGTGGAAACTGAAACTCTCCGCGCTGTGTCTCGTCCTCCGGGACGTGAAACCCCGGAAACTCCGTCCAGCGTGGGAGGAGGCGGACCGTCTCGGAGGGACGGTAAACGGAGAGGACTCCGACCTGAACGACGCCCGGGACTACGCGGAGGCGGTGGACCCGTGAGACTCCTCGACGCCCTCCGGGATCTCCTCGGACTGGACGACGGTCCGCCTCCCTACGTAGAACTCTCCTGTCCGGAGACGGGGCGGACTATCGCTACGGAGGACTCTACGCCGGAGTGGGAGGACGACGAGGACCACGCTATAGCCCGCTACGACTGTCCGGACTGTCCCTCGACTCACCGTTTCCTGTGGGGTCCGCCCGCCCCTATCCGTCTCTACGACGTGGGCGACGCGGAGGGTCCAGCGTGAACTCCGTTACCCTCGTCGCCTGTCCGGAGTGTGAGGGAGAGTCTATCCGCCTGTCGGACATAGGCGGGATAGAGAACGGAGGTCCCTGTTCGACCTGTCACGGGACGGGGTTAGTCGAGGAGACGGAGGTGGAGGCGTGAACCCGTGGACCTCGTTCGGCGTCCTCCTCACTCTCCTGTTCGGCGTCGCGGGCGTCGCCCTCTCCGGCGGGCTGTGGGCGGGCGTCCGGTTCGCACAGGAGAGGACTCCGACCTACGAGGAAACGTCCTCGACGCGGGCGGAGGTCGTCGCCCGGACTCCACAGCGGACGACGCCCGGGGGCGGGACGGTCTACCACCCGGCTACGTCCGAGGAGTCCGGATCCGTCGAGGCGAACGCGGAGGCGCTGGACCGGGTTCGACACTCCGACGACGCGGAACTCCGGGGATCTCCCCGTGGGTTCCGTGGGAGAGACTTATCGGACCGGGAGGTAGAGGCGTGGTTAAGACGGTGGAACCTATGAACGACGAGAACGCGCTGGACGAGTTCAAAGCGGACGGGCGGCGGTTCCGCCTCGTTCGAGACGAGGACGAGACGGGCGTCTCCGGGACCGGAGTCGTCGCGGTCGGGGTCGAGTTCCCGTCCGGGGCGGTCGTGTTCGAGTGGAGGAACGACCGGAACGACGACCTCCGGACGACCTCGAACGGACTCTCCGTGAAACCCGGTCCGGACGGGATCCCGGACACGGAGGAGGTCCACGGACACGGGGGACGGACCCGCGTCGAGTGGATAGATCCCTCCCGGGCTGTTCGAGAGGGAGACGCGGTGGAGTGTCCGGGCTGTGGTGGAGAGGTTCCGCTGGACGAGTGGACCGTCTACCGAAACGGAGGCGGTTCCTGTCCACTATGCGGACGGGACGGACTCCCCGTGAGAGTCCGGGAAACGCGGTTAGAGGGCTGATTCATAATGTCACAAAGCGAAACACAGACGAGAGAGGTCGAACCGAACGCCCGCTACGACGCTATCTACGGGACGAACTACAGCGGAGAGGACCCCGACTCCGAACGTATGGAACGCCTCCGAGAGGGGACACAGGAGGAGGCGGACGCCCTCCGAGACTACGAGGCGGAAATGGAGTCCGTCGAGGAAAACTACCCGGACCTCGTAGAGGAGGCGGCTACGGTTTCGTGGGACGACCTCTCCGTAACGAGTAACCCCGCTGAACTCCGGGGGATCTGTCGGTATCTCTCCGGCGTCTCCGACGACGAGGGACTGAACGAGATCCAGCGGAAGGTTCGGACCGGGGACGTAGAGTGGTATCTGAACGCCCTCCTCGTCGTTCAAGGAGTCAAAGACACGGAGGGCGCGTAATGCCGGAGAGTAAGGACTCCGTGGACGCGTCCGCCTCGGAGATCTGTGGAGGTCCGGACTGTAACGAACTCGTCCACCCGACGGAGGCGCGGACCGTCGCGTGGGCTAACCCGCTGTTCTGTCCGTCCGCCTGTAAGGACCGCTGGACGAACCGACAGGGAGGACACGGGGGCGTCCTCTAATGTGTCGAGAGATAGCGGAGGTCGTGGAGTGTGTCGAGGAGGGGCGCGTGTTCACCGTCGAGGAGGGCGGGATATGGTTCTCCGGTATGAACGCCCACGTCGGGCGTCTCGTCTCACAGGTAGCGGACGCCCTCCGCGTCGCGGGCTATCAGGTCGGACTCTCGTTCTCACAGGACGGAGGGATCTTTCTACAGGTCCCGGACGCGGAGGAAATGGAGAACGAGAAACTGGACGAGGTGGTATGTCTCCCCGGATCCGAACCCCGGGCGGACGAGGAGGTAGTCCAGTAATGGCCCGTATCCAGAAACGCCCGGTCGAGGTCGAGGTTCGACGGGCGGAGGAGGTCGAGACGGTGGAGACACGGGAGGGAACCCTGTCCGCGGAGGACGGGGACCTAATCATTACGGGCGTGAACGGTGAGGTCTACCCTATCGGTCCGCGGATTCTCGCTAAGACCTACGTCCCGGTGGACGCGGAGGCGGTCGAGATCTTCGAGGAGTGTCTACCGGAGGGCGTAGTCGTGGAGCTCGAGGAGACGACGACGAGAGAGGGCGCTACCGCGGTCTACGTCTCCGGGATCTGGATAGATGGACCGCTGGACGAGGAGGAGAGGAAAGCGGCGGAGGCGTTCGCCCGGGAGTTCCTACGGGCGTCTCCTCACCTCTCCGGAGAGGTCCCCTACCGCGTATGACCCGACGAGGACGAGACGACGCCCGGGAGAGATCTCTTTCACGGCGTCGAGAGTCACGCCTCGGAGAGGGGGAGGCGCGGATAGTGACCTGTCCCGACTGTCGAGGACATATCCGCGTTACTCCCGGTGGAGACGACCCGGAGGAGTGTGGGGGCTGTGGATCTCGTCTCCTGTGTGCTACCTGTAGCGTCGCCCTCGTCCGGTTCACGGACGACGAGAAAGAGGACGGGATCTGTCCCCGCTGTGGGGAACCGTTCGACGGGGAGGGCGCGGCGGTCCCGACGGACGAGGACTTTACGTGGAACGACAGGTAAACCGTATGTCGCTATACTGAACTCGAACTATGTCTACGACGACGACCCCGACGACAGGAGGAGACGAGGACCCCGCTGTAGGCGGGACGAAACCGGAGGGAGAGGTAGACGGACTCCGCTACGACCCGACCGCGGACCCCGCCCTCGACTATCAGTTTTGGTCCGAACAGGTCCGCGTCCTCTACCACTTGAATCAGCCCCGCGAACGGAGGGCGGAACTAAACCTCCTCTACAGGGAGTTAGAGGACGAGTTCATAGAGACGACTATCCCGGCGGACGGGTGGGACATAGTGGGGGCGTTAGGAGGCTACCGTTCGGGTAAGTCCACGACCGGGGCGCGGTGGATCCATAACTCCGCCCTCGAACGCCCGGGGACGCGGTGGTTAGTTATGGGACAGGACTTTGCGAAAGCGAAAAAGACGACGTATAAAGTCCTCTTTCAGAACCTCCCCGGACAAATGACCCACGTCCTCACGGCGAACCATAACGGTCCGGAGTCGTCGCCTATCGTAGCGGACTACAACCGACAGGAGAACGTCCTCACCTACTACAACGGTTCACAGGTCGTCCTCGGATCCGCGGACGACCCGGGGAGACACGCGGGGGACGAGTTTCACGGGGCGTGGTTAGACGAACCGACCCTCTACGGGGACGACCTCCACCAAATACGGCGTATGGTCGGATCTCGACTCTCTACCGGACCTCCGGCGGTCCAGTTGTGGACGTTCACCGGGAACGGACGAGACGGGAACGCGGGCTATCAGATAATGGAACAGCGGATAGACGAGAACGAGAACCCGATAGCCGCAAATATCCACGTCGTTAAACTGAACGTCCTAAAGAACCCGTTTATCCTCCCCTCGACTAAGCGGAAACTGAAACGTCAATACGAGGGGACGAACTTAGAGGAACAGGGACTCTACGGGGGCTATGCGGCGTCCGAGGGTCGGGTTTACTCCTCGTTCAATCGGAACGACCACGTTCTCCCCGCGGCGGAGGCGGACGTTCTCGCGGAGGACGAGTTCCGGTTCTACGGCTACGACGCCGGGTGGACGGATCCCCGCGTCCTCCTCGAACTCGGACGGACGCCCTACGGACAGGTCCTCGTTCTGGACGAGTTCTACCGTTCGGAGTCCCACGTCGAGGACGGGATTAAGTGGCTGAAAGGACAGGTCGGATCTCGACAGGTCCAGCGTCCGAAAGGCGTTATCTACTCCGAACACGAACCGGAGGACATTACAAAGTTCAGGAAAGCGGGCTTTCAGGCGGTCCCCGCGAATAAGTCCCTGAACGCGGGGATCCCCGCGGTCCGTCGTCGCCTCGGAACGGACTCCGAGGGGAACGTCGGGCTACTCGTCGCGGACCGCTGTGAGAAAACTATCTCGGAACTACAGTCCTACAAAGAGGACGAGATAGGGACCTCCGCGGCGGAGGACCACGCGGCGGACACCCTCCGCTACGCGGTTATGGGCTACGACGAGGGTCCGTCCGGCGGAGGGAACGACTCCGGCGGAGGGTCCAGCGTCGAGAAAGCCTAAATCAGCTCCCGGAGGGTCCGGAACCGCGGTCCTTTCTCCTCGTCCGTCCGGTCGAGGCTACGCCGGAGAGAGTCGAGGGCGTCTTTCGTCTCCGGGAACGTCGGACCCGGGTAGATCCGGTCGTCGTCTCCTGTCCCCTCGAACACGACTACGCCCGTCTCTCCGAGACGGGGGACGTGGTTCTGATAGAGGGAGACGTAGACCCGTTTCCGTTCTTTCGAGGAGTAGTCCGTTCCGTAGATCTCCTCACTCACGCGGGCGACGACCTCGGAGAACGTCCCGCCTCCCTCGTCGTCCAGAACGTCGAGGAGGATCCGTCTCCGGTCCTTTGCGATAGCGTCTATTACCGCGTCTATGTTCTGTCCGGGCTGTTCCTCTCCGTCTCGAACCGCGTTCACCGTGGAACTCATTTTCTAACACTCCACCTACTCGTAGCATACCCTTACTTAAAGTCATAGACCCACTACCACGGAACAGTCTACGGTAATGGGTCGTTTAATGACTGTATAATCCCGGTCGAGACACCACGCTAACGCCTATACGCGTGGAGGTAACTTTAAGACCCTCCGGAGAGGAGTAGTAGGTAGGTGCTAAGAGTATGATAGAATCACTCACCGTCGGAGAACAGATTTTCGTCCTCGCCTCCGCGGGGATCCTCGGAACGCTATGGACCTGTATGGGCGTCGCGTGGAGGGTAGCCCGATAATGTTCGGCGTCGCCCCGAACCCGTCCCCGGACGGATCTAACTGGACTGTCGCTATCGGACACGGAGACGCGGAGGACGACGAGGACGACCCGGAGGTTACGGTCGTCGCCCTCACGTCGGACGTGGATCTCCCCGGAGTCACGGAGAAAGAACTCCGGTTCGGACTCTACGAGGACTCCGTAGGGGACCCTCACGCGGTCTACGTGGGCGTCTCCCTCCACAGACACGGGGACGGACCCGGAGAGTGTGAGGTCTTTACCGCGGAGGAGGGTCGGACCCCCGTCGAGGACGTTCCCGACGACCTCCGACAGGCGATAGAGGGCGTTATGGAGTTCGAGATCCACGACCACGGAGAGATCCCGCTGGACGTGGACCGCGTTCGCCTCTCGGACCTCCTCGAACAGGAGACGAACCCGCGGGGGTTCCAATAATGGACCCGAACGACCTCCCCGACTCCGTGAACGGCGTCCCGCTGGACGAACTCACGGAGGAACAGCGGGAACAGGTCCTCCGGGCTGAACAGGCGCGACAGTTACAGGAGGCGGAGTCCACCCTACAGGAGTTCGACCGCCTAATTCAGGAGGAGGTCCGACGACAGAACGAGTTTATAGAGTCGAACCTGTGGGAGACGGACTGGACGGAGGTCGAGACGGTGGACATAGTGACCCTCCGCCCGTTCCCGACGACGCCCGGGGAGTTCTCCCGCCCGGATATTCAGCTCTACCGCTACGGGAACGAGGAGGAGGTCCCGGACTCCGGGATCTACTACCGTGGAGACGCGGAGGTAACTCTACAGCGGGTGGACCGAGAGGAGTGGATAGAGATAGTCGAACGCCTACAGAACGAGGACCGCGTTCCGGACGACGTGAGTATCCTCACCGGGTCGAAAGGCGTCTCCGACGACCGGGACAGTCTCGGAGAGGACGAGGGGGCGGACGCGTGAACCTGAAAGACGTGGGGAACGCGAACTTTTGGGGACGCGCCCTCTCCGTCCGGGGCTGGACCCTCCACGTTCGCGTCCGCCGGAAAGCCTCCCGTCCGATTAACAGGCGGTGGCTGAAAGTGGACCTGTATAACTACAACTACTCCGAGGAGGCGCGGGAACGGTCCTCCGACCTCACGCTTACGACCTGTGAGGAGTGTGGGGAACTCGTCCAGCGGGGACGCGAAAAGGTCGAGGAGGTCCACCCGTGAACTACCCACTACCCGACCTCGGAGACGACCGTCGTCTCCTGTGTCCGCTGTGTTTCGAGGCGGTCGAGGAGGCGTCCGTCGAGTATCGGGAGTTCGGACAGGAACGGGCGACTATCGCTATGGAGGATCCCGACCCGTCGGACGCCCTCACGTTCGAGACGGTCGAGGCGGTCGTCCTCTCTCCCTGTGGACACGCTACTCACCGCTACGGGGACGAACGCCCGGACCTGTTCCTCCCGTGGACCTACGAGGACCCCGGTATGTCCGACCGTTTCGAGGACCTACAGGAGTACCTATCCGACCTCGAACAGCGGTTCTCCGAGTCCGACATAGGACTCTACGGACAGGTCGGACCCCTCCACGCCTCACAGGAGGCGGAACGGAGGCGCGTCGAACGGATCTACGTCCGGTTCGCCTACGAGGAGTGGACCGTCCCGGAACTCTCGGACCTCCCCTACGAGGAGAACCCGGTCCAGATCCCGAAACTCCTCGACTACTCCCCCGTCGAGGACTGGACCTCCGCCCCGTGGAGTGGGCTGGACCCGGGAACGACGGTTCGGACGGTCCACTACGTCCGGGAGGTCGAGGAGTAATGGACGAGAACCACCCGAACGTTCACGTTCAGGTCCGGGTCGTGGACTACGGCGAACGGAACGAGGACGGGGAACCGCTACAGGTTACTCACGAACAGGCGTTTACCCGGGACCGGATCCGGAAACAGTCTCCCGACGAGTTCGCGGAGACGGTCGTCGGGTTAGGCGCGGAGGCGGTAGCCCGACGGTTCCGCGGACACGGGGAACGGGCGGGGGAACCTCTCTCGTCGTTCCTCCCGCGGCTAAAGTTCGCCCACGGTCCAGCGGACCTCCTCGTAAACGAGTGGACGGACACGACTATCCGGTATGACCCGGACGACGACCACGACTACCGACCGGGCGACGTTCTCGAACTCGTCTACGCCCCGACCGGGGACGTGTTCGCCCGGGCGGAGGTTCAGGCGTCCCGGTCCGTCGAGGCTAAGGACGCCCTCCGGACGGTGGACGACCTCGGAGGGTCCTACTCGACGGACACCCTGAACGCACTAATCGACATACTGAACGACTACTACGCGGACCCGCTGGACTACGAGACGGAGGTCCGCGTCCTCGTTCTGGACGTTCTCGAAACCACGGACGAGGTGGACCTATGACCCACGACACTCACTACGGGGAGATCTCGGACGGTATCACTCTCCGCGGCGTGGGGGAGTTCGACCCGGACGTAGTGGGCGCGGGGACGCCTGTGTTCGCGGTCGAGACGGTGAACGACTCCTACCTCACGTTCTGTTTTCAGCCCGACGAGATAGGGGACGAGGACCTACGCGTGTTCCACGTTCACTCCTACGTCCCGGGGGAGTTCTCGCGTATGCTGAACGCGGTCGTCCAGCATTTCTCCGGGGCGGACGGACCACAGCCTACGGAGGTCGTGTTCACGGTCGTAGTCTCGGAGTGGTTAGAGGGCGCGAACCTCCGGGAACGCCTCGACGGGTTCGAGGAGAGGACGGTCGAGGAACCGGGGACGGGAGAGGAGATCCCCGAACTCGTCGGGACGTGGGACCCCGGCTACGACCCACGGGAGGACGAGTAATGTCCAGCGTCGAGACGGGGCGGACGACTCTCGGAGACGTAGCCCCGGGAGTCCTCGTTACCGCGGCGTCCGCGGGCGTCGCGGCGTGGGGACTCCTCACGTTCCACTTTCTCGCGGCGTCCGGCGGACTCCTGATATGGATTTTCGTGGGGTTCCTCCCGACCTCGTTCCCGGAGTTCTACCCGGATCTCGCCTACCCTATGTGGATCTCGACGGTCGTCTCCGTCGCGTTCGTCGCGTTCGCGGTCCACGAGCTGTAGAAGTAACTCGGAGTTCTGTTCCAAAGGGCGGGAACGTAGGAGGAACCCGCGCTATGCGGTCGTTCCTACGACGGACTCCCCCTTAAAAGTCCGCTATCCTCCCGGTTCCGGAGTTCAGTAGCGGTAGCCTAAGATACCTTTATGGAACTCGTAGGGTAAGGCTACTCTATGCATATAGAGAGGTCCCTCGTCCTCCTCACCGGGCTGTTCGGAGTCGGGCTGTGGGGAGTCGTGAGTATCGTTCCCTCCGACGACCCCGCCCTCCTGTTCGCGGGAGTCGGGATCCTGTTCTCCGTCGTCCTCGTCGGGACGGTGGTTATCCTAATCGCTAACGCGTCGAGACACAGACACAGCAAAGCGGGACACGGGAGGATCCTCTAATGGATCTGGACTTTCCACAGGCGGACGAGATAGAGTCCCGCTGTGAACGGAAACTCCCGGACGCGTCCGGGGACACGCCCGAACCCGTCCTCCCCCGCTGTAAGGACGACGCGGTTACGTGGTTCGGGACCGAACGCGGGACCCGCCTCTACGTATGTGAGGACCACGCGAAAGAGATCCTACGCTTTCAGGAGGGAGACGACGAACTCCCGGACGAGTGGAACGAACTACAGACCTACGCCTCCGAGAGGGGCGTCTCACCGAAAGGACACTCCGAACCGTCCCTCCGGGCGCGTCTCCGTTACACTAAGGACGCCTCGGATCTCGACCCTCACCCACGCGTCTCTCCCTGTCGTTCCTGTCATAGACTCACCCTCACGGAGGAGTTAGACTGGACGGAGAGAAAGTGTCCGGAGTGTCGGGGGGAACAGGAGTCCGTAGATCCGGAGAACGCGGTAGAGGCGACGGGGAAATGAGTATGTCCCGGGACGAGAACCCGGGACCCCACGCGGACGACGGAGGCGCGGGACTCTCGGACGACGACTACGACCGGATAGCGGAGTTCGCCCGGAAAGACCCGGCGGACAGGAACCCGAACGACCTCCTCCCGGACGGGGCTGTGGAGAACGGGACCTCGACCGGGACCTCCGCCTCCGCCTGTAAACGGATCCGGCGGAGTATGTCCGAGGCGACGACCGTCCGGGAGGTTATGGAGGGCTACCCGGAGACGACGACCTCCGAGGTTATGAGACACGCCTACGGAGAGTGTTCTCACGTCCACGAGATCCCTCCGACCGCCTCCCCACAGATAGGAACCGTCGAGTGTCGGACGTTCAGGGAGAGGTTCACCGCGGGCTACAGCGTCGCGGAGATAGCGGAGGAGTTCTACCGTTCTGATAACACCGTAACCCGGCACATTTTCGGGCGCTGTTCTCACGACAATAACCCGCGACGCCTGTCCGTTTCGGAGCTCGAGGAGGAGGAGTGTTCCCGCCTCCGCGGACTCTACAAAGGGAACGAGAACGTGGACGTGTTCGGGGCGGCTACGGCTATGTCTCTCCGGGTCGAGGTAGCCGCGACTCACCTTTTCGGCTACTGTGAGTGTGAACGAGGACACGTCCCCGCGGAGGAGGTCGAGGAGTGGGGCGGGGGCGGGTAGGACGCTTTCCCGTAGTTAATCCTTAAGAGACGCCGGTTAGACGAGTAGGATAAGACTAATGGGAACTTTTGATACTCTCCTGTCCGGCGTCGCGGGAGTTCCCGACGAACGGGACGAGGGACGACCGTCGCGGCGTCCCGGGGAGGAACTTTCTCTCTCGGAGAAAATGGAGGCGACGAGGGCGTTAGAGAAACGCCTCGACGGATCCGGGAGGGCGGTCCAGAAACAGAACGTGGACCGAAAGGCGACACTCCCCACAGCGTTAGAGGACGCGCTGGACGGTGAGGACGCCGCCCCGAAACCCTACGACCCCGAACTCCTCCGGGATCTCTCGACGGGGACGGTTCCACAGACCTACGTAGACACCTTAGCACAGGACGCCGCCTCCGCTAATTGGCGTCTCGTCCCGAACGACGAGGAGGCGGACGTGGATCCTTCGACTATCGCACAGGCGGAACGGAAACTCCGGGATCTCGTCCCGGACTCCACCTTTTCGGAGTTCTTAGAGGAGTGGTCCCGGACCCTCCTCCGCCTCGGAGACGGGACCGTGGTAAAGCACTACCCGGGCGGGAACACGTCGAACCCGGTCGGGGAGATAGTCCACGTAGACTCCGCGACTATGTTCAAACGACTGGACGACCGCGGGTTTACGGAGGGCTACGTTCAATTCGTGAGGGAGTCCTCGTCCGCGGGTAAGGACGAGTTCGAGGGGATCCCGTTCGAGGAGGAGGAGGTCGTATGGGTTTCGTGGGCGCGACGAGGGAACACGCCCTACGGAGAGGGTCCCGTCGAGAAAGGACAGGACTCCATAGAGGTCTTAGAGGAGATAGCGGAGAAAGAGATACTGGACCTTATTCAGGGTATGCCCCCGGGTATCGTTTCCCGTCCGCCGGACACGGAGATCCCGATAGACTCCGCGGACTGGGCGAACTTCAAAGACGATATGCGGCTAAACGAGGGCGAACGACACAGGTTAGCCTATACTAAGTTCCCGGTGGAATACACAGCCCTCTCCCCGAACTATCAGGAACTCCAACTCCTCGACCGCTACCACACTAAGGTAACGGAACTCGGAGGCGTGTTCAAAGTGAACCCCTCCTACGCCGGGTTCGACTTTGAGAACACGAACCGGGCGACGGACGAGAGTCAACAGGAGGCTTACAAACAGCGGGGCTTTCGGGTTCTCGTAGACCGCCTCGAACAGGCGCTTACCCTCGGAGTCGTCCCGGATCTGAAACTGGACATAGGGGCGGACCTCCGTTTCGAGTTCGAGAAAGAGACGACGACCTCGGAACGACAGTCCAAAGCCTCCGCCCTACAGGAGTCCATCAAAGCGGGGAAAGAGGCGGCGGACGCTGGACTCTCCGTAAGTTGGCGCGACGGTATGCCGGTGATAGAGGACGGGGAAATGGAGGCGGGGAACGCGTCCAGCGGAGGCGGAGAGGGAGGCGGACTGTTCGCCTCCGTGGACGGACGGAACCTCGACAGGGAGACGGTCGAGGCGGTCGAGACGCGAAAGAACCGGAACGCGGTCGTTCTCGCGTTCCCGCCCGGGGGCGTCGCCCACGGAGACGACTCCGAGTGGACCGGGTTCCTGAACCGCCTCCTCGACTTAGGCGCGGAGAAAGTCGTGGACTCGAAAGGGCGGCGGAACGGGAACGAGAGGGTCTATCCGCCGGACCTCCCGGACCCCCACGACCCCGTATTAGCGGTTCACGGACTGGACGAGGCGACTATCCGGGGGACGCTGAACTCCTACGAGGACGTTTACCTCCGGGTCGTGGACGGACCCACGGAACAGTCTAAGAGTGGTGGTTCGGGAAACGGGATCCGGGGGCGCGAGAGTAAGGCTACCCTCTCGAAAGAGGAGGTCGAGACGGTAGACGAGGTTCTGTTCCGCACCCATAAGGAACAGATCTACCCGGAGTCCATAGAGGCGATAGAAAAAGCCTCGTTCAGCCCCTCGGAGCTCCCGGACTACGTAGTGGATAAGATCCGGGAGGCGATTAAGGACGGGGCTGTGTTCGACGGGATAGAGTCCCTGTCCGACGAACTCACACAGGCGAAAGACCGCTTAGAGGACGTTCTCCTCGAAAACCTCACGGAGGACGGAGGTAGCGGGTGGAGTCTCGGAGAGATCCGCGACGACATACAGGAGACGTTTCCGAACGTCTCGAAAGAGGAGGCGGAGGTCGTCGCCCGGACGGAGACGAGTTCCGTTCTGAACACAGCCCGGGAGAAAGGCTACGAGGAACGCGACGACGCGGCTACCCTCCGGTATATCTGGACGGGACCGGACGACTCCCGGACGACGGACGCCTGTGAGGAACTAAAGGACCGGACGGACCCGCGTCGAGGAGAGGGAGGAGATCCGCTAACTATGCCTGAACTCAAACGGGCGGAGAGAGACGTTCACGGTAAGTATTTCCCGGAGTTAGAGTTCCGGGACCATACCGTTCACATTAACGAGAGACATACGTTCCGACGGTGGATAGAGGGGGCTATGTAAATGGGACGAGGAGACTTTCAGGAGTTCACGGACGCCCTCTACGGGCTTACGAACCTGAACGGCGTTATCCCGACCGCGAACCTAACCGGGCTGTGGAACGTCACTCCCTCGGATCCGTTCACGGACCTACAGGAGTTCGACACACAAAACGCGTGGGACGAGATCTCCGGCGGGTCCGTGGATTTCGTCTCCGGGCTGAACGAACTAACCACGGACGGGACACAGGCGGACTCCCGGGCGTCCAGTAGCGGTCCGTAGGAGAACTTTAAGGAACTACCGGGGGAGTTCGAGGTATGGCCCACGAAACACGGGAACAGTCCCTCGACGTTACGGACGGGTCCGCGGAGGTCGTCCTCGAAAAGCCCGGGGACGACTCTACGAATATCCGGATCCGTCCGCCGGGGAACGGTGAGGAGTTCGACGTTCAGGTATCGGACCGGGAGGGGTCGTGGTTAGACGAGGACACGACTCTCACGGGAGACACGGATCTGAAACTCACCCTCACGGAGAGGTTCGTCCGGGTAGCGGTGGCTACCACGGGGTCCGGCGGGACCGCGGACGTTCTCATTTCCTCCGGCGGGGCGGAGTGAGGATATGTCCGACGAGATCTACCGGGAGGCGGTTCAGAAAATGGAGGCGGTCGAGAAAGCCCGGACGGACCGGGAGACGGAGGTCGAACAGGCGCTATCCTGTAGTATGCCGGGACTCCTCCGGCGTCTCCTGAAAGAACACGGGTCCGTCCGCCCCGCCCTCCGGGACCTGAACTCCCGACTGGACGAGGTGGAAATGGAGGCGAACGTCTCCCCGAACACGTTTTACGACTGGATAGACAAATACCGCCTCCGGTAGTGGTAGCGTAGGATAACACTAAGACGGTTCACTCCGTAGCGTCTCTCGTCGGGTAGCACCGGCCCGACTCCACCCACGTAGTCACGGCGTGGGTATGTCAGAGGCGACGCGGGGCGCTTTTCTCGTCCCGCGTTTCCCCCACTCCTACTTACGGTCCGCCTCGTCCAGAACGGAGTAGCCGTAGTCTCGGAACACGGAGGAGAGACGCCCTATCTCGGAGGCGTCCACGGTCCACGCTTTCAGGTCGTCGTTAAACTCGTAGTGGACCTCCTCCCACGGCGTAGACTTTATGACCTCGTTTAGCGGCGTCTCGTCGTCCGGCGTCTCCCACGGGGCGGGTCCGTCGAGGACCGCTTTCAGCCCGTAGTCGGACTCTCGGATCTCCGTAACGGTAACGGTCGAGTGGGAGTAGCCGTTCGGCGTTCCCTCGACGCGTTCACGCGGGGGGATCTCGTCCCACTCCGTAGTCTCCTCCTCGTCCGCCTCCCACGTCTCGCGGAACTCCGCCTCCGCCCGGTCGTGGGCGTCTTTCAATCCCTCGTTAAACGCCTCCTCGACGGTCCCGACGACGTAATGACCTCCGTCCGTCGCGGGAACAGCGTAGGCGGTCGTAGCGTCCTCGTCCACGTAGCGGGCGGCGTCGAACTCGTAGGTTTCTCGTCCCATACACTACTATACGCGGGAGGGGATAATAAAGGTACTGGACACTAATGGGCTGTAGTGTATAGCGGACTGTATAGGGGTCCGGTCCGCCTTATACGTAAGACCCCTCCGGAGTAAGGTAGCCCTACGAGGGTTCCACTAAATGCCACAGTCCTTTGAGGAGGCTTTTCCGGGAGGGTTCGAGGAGTGTGTTTCCACCCTCGGACAGGAACGCTCCGTAGACGACCCGGAGGCGCTGTGTGGGTGGCTACAGGAAAACGGGTTCGAGGCGATAGAAAACGCCTCTCCCGACTCTATCTTGACCGGACTACAGGTAGAGTATGTTTCCGTCGTAGACGAACCCGCGCAGGACTCCGAGTGGTTGTTAGCAAAGTCCGCGGACGCGGACGAGAACGACTGGACCCCCGGAGAGAACCAACTCGGAGAGACGAGAGACGTAGTTCTCCTCAAAGAGGAGGACGAACTCTCCGACGACGAGGACCTGTCCGACGAGGACGGGTCCGACGACGCCCCCGCGGAGAGGAAAGTGTGGGCGGCGGTTCTCGTTCCGGGTGAGGCGGACGCCAACGGCGACTTAGTTCCGGAACCGGAGATAGAGTCCGCGGCACACTCCTATATGAAAAACTATAGGAAAGTAGACGCGGACCACTCCCTCTTTGAGGGAGAGGGGACTCCCGTAGAGTCCTATATCGTTCGGAACGGTCCCGACGAGTTCACGACCCCCGACGGGGAGACGAGATCCTACCCGGAGGGAACGTGGATAATGGGCGTCGAACTCGAAAAGGACGCGTGGAAACGCGTCCAGAACGGGGAACTCACAGGTTTCTCCATTTACGGAGGCGCGGCGTCCCTCGACCCGGACGCCCTCCTCACGGAAAAGCAAAGAAAGGCCCTCCGACGGGCGCGTAAATCCGCGACGGACGCGGACGGATCCCCCTCGGACGAACAGACGCCCGCCCCGCCCCGGGCTGAACTCGGAACGAGGCGGGTTTCCCTACGTATGGGAGACGAACGACAGGACCTACTCAAAGAGTTAGGCGCGGACGCTTTGGCGAACCTCGCGGAGGCTATCCGCGCCTACGTAGACGAGAACCCGAACTCTACCGTCGAGAACACAGCCCTTAGCGATATGTTCGCGTGGGCGGCGGACGCGGATCTCGACGCGCTGGACGACACAGTAGAGGTCGGTGGAGTCGAGATCCCTATTCGAGAGTCCGAGGACTCCGACTCCTCCGAGGAGGAGGAGGTCGAGGAGGAGTCCGACGAGGACGACGAGGACGAGGGAGACGACGAGGAACAGGCTAAGAACGACGACGACGGTCCAACTATGGACGACGACACTACCGAACTCCTCGGAGAGATCCGAGACACGACCGAAGGTATCGCTAAGTCCGTCGAGGAACACGGTTCTCGACTGGACGACCTCCGTTCCGACGTGGAGGAGGTTCAGAAAGAGGTCGGACTCCTCGACGGTGAGGAGGACGACGAGGCGGAGGAGACGAACGACGACGAGGCGGCTAAGACGGAGGACGAACCGGATCCGGTTCAGGAACTCCGGGCGGATATGGAGGAGGCGGGACTCCTCGAAAAGTCCGCGGACGACGACTCCGAGGAGGAGGTCGTCCGAAAGGGCGCTAAGTCCGGGACCTCCCCGGGCGACGTGGAAAAGTCCAGCGGGTCGGGCGACGGTAAGGTTTCGACCTCGACGGAAGGTATCACCGCGGCGGGGAGGGTGGACTAATGTCCGCTGAACCACAGAACGGACTCCCGACGGAACGGAAGGTAGTCAAGTCGCGCCCGGCCTACTACAACAGTCCGACCGCGGCCCACCGTTCGGCGTTCGGGGACCTCCACGAAACGGTCCGAAAGGAAACGGGGAACCCGGACGCGGATAAGGTCCTCTACTCGGACCCCTACGGGTTCTCGACCCGTGGACCCGTCAAAAAGAACGCGGTCCACTACCCGTCCGCGCTGTTCTCCGGAGACGGTCTTACCGGAGACGGGTGGGACGAGATCTACAAGCGGTGGAACGGACTCAGCCCGGGTCAGGATATGACCCTGTGGGAGGCGAAACAGGAGGTAAAGAAGGCGATGGACACCTCCGCGTTCAGCCTCCCGATTTTCGTCTCCCCGGACGTTTACGTTTCGTCCGGACAGAACACGCCTCTCGCGGATATGATCCCGCGGGTGGCTGTTGAGGAGGAGACGGTCGAGGCGGACGAACAGACCGCGGTCGGGTCCGTCTCCGCGTTCGGTGAGACGGGTCCCTACCCGGAGTCCGACGACACCTACGCGAACCACTCCTACAGCGTGGTTCCCTACGGTCGAGAGTCCGAGGTAACGGACCTCGTTCAGTTGGCGGCGTCGAGTCTCCGTTCCACCCGTTCGACCACGGAGGAGGCTATGATGCGGGCTATGCGTCAGTACGAGGAGACGCAAATGATTCAGGGGACGAACGCGGACGGGTCCGGGTTCGAGGGGTTCGAGGACCTTATCTCGACTACCTCCCCGGATCTCACTACGGACCTCACGGGTTCGACCATTTCCGTAGACGACATCTACGACGCTATGGAAACCCTCGAACGACAGGGGGCGAACCTCGACTCCGTGGTTCACATCACGACCCACAGCGTCCTCACGGACCTGAAAAAGGAACTGGACGACTTTACGCGGTTCGAGTCGCCCGGGGACGAACTCGACTTCGGTTTCCGGAGTCTTATGGTGGACGGGACGCCCGTCCTCAAGTCCCACGGAGTGAACAACTCCGCCGGGTCCCGGGACCTGTGGAGTGTGGACCTCTCCGGGTGGTATATGGGTATGCTACAGGACGCTACCCTCCACCCTCTCGCAAAGACCGGACCGACCGAAACGTTCGCGGTGGACGCCTACGGGACCCTCGTCGGAGAGGGTATCAACCACCTCCACCGCGTCGAGAACGTCGCCTAAAGGGTAACGAGATATGGCTTTCAAAAAGATCTCGGACGCCCGGGCGGATCCCTCCGTTCCCGGATCGGGGCGGGTATGGGCTGGACAGGTCACGCTATCCAGCGGGACCTACACTCTCGACTACTCCGCGGACCTCCCCGGCGTAGACGGGGACCTCGACGCGGAACCCTACATTACGGCTACGGCGAAAGCCGCGCCGGACGACGCGGGCGTAGCGTCCGCGGGGACCTCACAGGCGTCTATCTCGGACGGATCCGGGAGTTCGACGGACACGGTGAACGTCCTCGTAGTCGAACAGTAGAGTTCCCGAACCCTCCCGTTTTCTTAAACGAGTTCCGTAGCCTACCTTTTAGAGGACTCCCCGGGGAGTAGCGTCTAAGAAATGGCTATCCCCTCGACCGTAGTAGACGAGGTTCCCTACGCCTCCCCGGACGACGTTCTGAAACACGTCCGGAACCGGGACGGGTTCTCCGACCCCGGGGAGTCGGAGGTTATCAGTATGTTACTCGACCGGACGGAGTTCGTGGACTCTCGGACTAACAAAGCGTGGAGGCGGCGGGAGGCGACACATACGCGCCCCGTGAAACTCTCTCACCTACAGAAACACTCTCGACACAGGCGGCGGAGTCGCTACTCCTCCGGGCGGCGTCTCCGAGATCCGACAAAGGTAGCGGACGCGTGGGCTATCGTTCAGTTACCCGCGCTGGACGTGGAGAGTATAACCGAACTCGTCCTCTACCGCGGACGGAACTACGACGACCTAACGAGTAGCGGTGGAGAGGCGTCCGAGTCGGTTCTCTCCGACGACGACTATATCATAGAACCCGACCGTGGGCGGCTAAAGATCCACATAAACGCGGTTACGGTCGGGAACGTCTCCGCCTACGGGAAAGCCCTCGTAGACGACGCTACCGCCCGGGTGAACTACCGCTACGGTCCGGACGAGAGTTCCGCGGCTACGGAGGTCCAGAACGGGAACGTCTCCGGGACCTCGAACCCCGCGACGACGACGGAGGGCGTTTCCTCGTCCGTCCCGGGGGACCTCCGGGACGCTGTGGGGAAACTCGTCGCCTCGGACATAGCCCGTATGGACTCTCTCGGAGATATGTTCCGGACCTCCTCGGAGGCGGATCTCGACCTCACGGACGCCGCGGACAGTCTCCGGTCGGACGCTATGGAGGCTATTCAGGAACACAGGAGGGCGGTTCCGTAATGGCTAACGTCTCTACGGATCTGAACGACGACGCCTTAGAGGAGATCCGTCGAGGGTTCGACGTAGAGGGCGCTTACGGCTATACCGCGGACCACGCCCCCTATGTCAATTGGGAAACGACCTACGCCGGGACCTCTCCTCCGTTCTCGCCTATCCGGGAGTGGGTTCACCGAAAGTGGAACGACCTCGACGCGGGTATGAAAGACGCCGCGGTATCGGATCCCTCGGAGGTCACTACCTCGGAGTGGAAAGACGCGGTAGCGTGGTTAGTCGTGAACGCTATCGCAAAGAACGGGACCGTCGCGGTCCGGTTTATGGAGAGGAGTATGGAGAAAGCAAAGGGGGCGCTGGACTCCATAGAGACGCCCTACGCGAACTCGGAGGACCCGTCCGCCCCGTTCAAGATAATGCGGGACTTTCTGGACTTTGCTTTCGGCGTTTCACAGGACATAGTAGCGGACGAGGCGACGGACACGGGCGGACTCCTACAGTCCGGCTACGTGGACGTTCAGGAATTGAACGGGGAAAACTCGTTCGAGAAAGAGGGTAAATAGAAATGGTAGATCCCGACCACGACACTACAGGAGTCATAGAAACGCTACTCTCGGACGCCGCGAACTACTCGAACGGGAAACCGGACGTGGTTCGCGTCCGTCGAGACGAGAAAAGCGTCCCTCCGGGGACGAACGAGTATATCCTGATAGCGGACACGTCCGAACACTTCGAGAATTGGAGAGGGGCGCGGACGACGCTGGACCACGGTTCCGCTGTGTTCGCGGAGGCGAAAGTAATAGACTCTCACGCCCGACGGGTCGAACTCAAAGACGACGTGGTTCAGATCCTCCGGGACGTTCGAGACGACACGGAGGCGTCCGCGAACGGGCTTTCTATCGGGTCGTGGGACACGGTGGACTACGAATATACGTTCCCGGACGAGGAGATATTCGACGTGTTCCCGATACAATTCACGTTTACGTTCCGCGCCTACTCCCGGACCGCGTAATCCCGTAGGCTATCCTTAAGGGTCCTCCGCGGGGAGAACGCTGTAACGTATGAGTATCAGCGGTTCCCCACAGAAAGGACACGACTCCCGGATCCTCGTCGGGCTACAGGACGAACAGCGGACGACCGTAACCCCGACGAGACACCTCGGAAAGATAGAGGAGGAGACGGAACACCCGGACCCGGAGGTTTCGTGGAACGAGGAGTTCCTAATCGGGACGGGTCGAGAAATGAACGCGAAAACGGAGGGTCAAAAGGTCTACGAGGGCGGGTCCTACCCGGTTATCCCATACGACGGCTACCCTCTCGCGGTCCTCCTCGGATCCGAGACGTTCACCGCGGACACGCCCTCCGCCGGGACGAACGAACACGTCCTTACCGCGGCGGGGGCGTCCGCGGGGTCCGCGACGCCGGTCCCTCCGTCCCTCACGGTCGAGGCTACTCACCTCGGACGGGGCGGGGCGTCCGACTTTGTACGGACGTTTAACACGGTCGTCCCGACCTCCGGGGAGATCTCGTTAGATAACGAGGGACGCCTCACTACGACGCTGGACACTATCGCTATCGGCGTCCAGAGGGGGAGTAGCCCGACCTCGGACCCGGGTATGCCGGACCGGAACCCGTGGCTGTTCTCGGATCTGTCCAGCGGGTTCACGTTCGACGGGACGACCGTCGCCCGGTTAGAGGAGTTCACTATCTCCATTAATCAGAACTCCTCCGCCCGACACTACATAGAGTCCACCCGCGCCCCGGACCCCTACGAGATCCTTTACGGGGGACAGGTCGGGTATGAGTTCACGGCTACGGTTACGGTCGTGGATAGCACTTTCTACGACGAACTACAGAACCCGACCGCGGGCGGCGTGGACGCGTCTATGAAGTTCTCGAAAGCGAACGGGGACGCTGTGGAGTTCTCCCTCACCGGGAATAACCTCACGGACGCCGGACACGCGACGCCCCGCGGGGAGGGGGCGGAGGACGACACTCTACAGGTAGAAATGAATATCGTTCCCGAAAGCCTCACCGTTACGTTCGAGGACTCCAGCTCGACACAGGGTTATCTCGCCTGAACGGTTCGGGGAACCACTTTTCGTTAGCGTCCGATATTTCTTTAGGCCCTCCCTACGGTTCTGTATAGTATGCCATTTCAGGAGACGCCGGAGGACGTAGAAACCGGGTCCTACTCGGACGCGACAGTAGACGAGACGGAGACGGTCGAGGAGTGGATCCGCCTCACCGTCGAGGACTCCGAGACGGGCGAACGGAAAGAAAAGGCGTTCGGGTTCGTTCTAATCCCGGCGGAAAACGTTAGCTGGCCTAAGAAACAGCGGATCGTTCAGTCCGTCGCGGCGGAGAGTAAGGGAGGGTTCGACTTTGTGGACTACTACTCCCGTATGTTCGACTATCAGGTTCAGGAGACGAGTTTCCTCCCGGACCATAAGACGGTGAAAGAGTGGGCGACGGAAAACGCCTCGAAAGATCTCCTCTCAAAGTTGGAGGAACACGTCCCCGACCCTATGGATATGGGAGAGGAGGGTATCACGGAGGGCGTCCTCGACGTTCTCGAAACCTACGCGGAGTCGGACGCGGGTTCGTGGGACGCGGACGTGGAACATTTCCGGGCGTGGCTTAAGGAACAGTCCGGCGTAGCGGAGGGCGACGAGGGAAAGTTAGAAGGATAGTCCGGGGGAAAGAGGTCGAGGATCCCCGGGCTATCCCGTGGAGTCGGGAGTTCGTGGAACTCCTCCTCCTGAAAGAGGGCGTCCCGCTGGACGCGGTAGCCCCGACGAGTGAGGTCCATACCGTCGAGGAGGAGAGACACGACACAGCGGCGTCTCTCGCCCGCCTGTCGCCCACGACAGTCCGGGCTATGTCCGTAGGTACAATCACCCTCGGAGTTATCGCCCTCGTAGAGACGGGGCTGTGGACGCCTCTCGCGGTAGCCGTAGCCGCGGCGGTCGGGATAGAACAGATCCGGGACCTCGACGCCCCCGACTCCGTAACTAAGACTCATAAGGTAACGAGAGGAGGTCTACCTGAACAGAAACTAATGCGCTACCTCGTTATGTCGAACGAACTTCAAAAGATGGAAACGGAGGAACGGGAAAAGGCCCGTAAGAAAGCGGAGGGGCGACAGAACGCCCGTTCCGCTATGTCCGGGAGGCGGTTCTAATGGTAAAACTCGGGGAGGTCTTTTGGGTAGCGTCCGTTAAGGGAGGCGACGACGCGGCGGACACAGCCTCCGGTCTACAGGATAACTTAGAGGGAGTCGCGGAGTCCGCGGTCGGGGCGGCGTCCGCACAGAACGACTACGGGGGACAGGTCGAGGAAAACACGAAACGGACGGAGGAGGCGAACCGCTGGACCTCGAAACTCGACTCCTCGACCGGACTCCTCGGATCCGCGCTGTTCTTTGCGGCGGATATGTTCGGCGTCGCGGGAGTCGCTACCACCCTCTACGAGGGCGCGTTAGCCTTGGCGACGAGGGGGACCGCCCTCCTCACCGGGTCGAGTATCACCCTCTCCGGGGCTTTGGGAACCGTCTCCGGGGCGGCTACGACCGCGTGGGCGGCTATCGCCGGACCCGCGGGGTTAGCGGCGGGGCTGTTCTTAGCCGTAGTCGGGGTCGGACTCCTCGGATCTGAACTCCTCGGACTCACGGACGTAACCCCGGTCGTCCAGTCCGAAACCGATACTATGACCTCGACGTTCGCGGATCTCGCGTTTCTCGTCGGGGGTCCTCTCGTCGGGTATATGTCCGCGGCGTTCTCCGCGCTTACCGGGGACTGGACCGCGGCTAAAAACAAGTTCGTGAATACGTCCGTCGAGTGGGCGAAAGCGGCTACCCGGTTCACGTCGAAAGCCATACTCGGATTTCAGGCGTTCGGGATAGCCGTAAAGACCGGGATAGGGGCGGCGGTCGAGGCGGCGGACTACGTATGGAGGGCGGGATGGAACGGGATCCTCACGTTCTCACAGGGGATAGTGAACGACATAGCGAACTCCATAATCGGAGGGATAGAGGGGGCGATTAACTCCGCCAGCGGCGGGCTGAACTCCCTTATCCAGATGGTGAATAAGATCCCGAAAGTCTCCATAGATCCGGTCGGGCGCGTCTCCCTCGGAGGTCGGAACCCGCTGGACGTGGGCGCGGGGACCGTCCAGAACGAGAGTATGTCCTCCCGTATGGCCCGGGTCCGGAACCGTGGGAACCGACAGTTACGGTCCGCGACGGAAACCGCCCGCGCCCGTCTCGACCGGTTCGCCCCCGACACTATCGGAGGGTCCCGACAGACCGCCCGCCCCGGAGAACAGCCCGGGACGAACGTTCAGGAACAGAACGTAAGTGTCTCCGTGGACGGGTCGAACGGGGATTTCTCGAATATGTCGAGGTCCGAGTGGAAAGAACTCGCCCGTATGATAGGGGAGGAGGTCGGGTCCAACACAGGCGACTTAGCGGGAGGTAAGTAATACGTATGACACAGATAGGTTCAGTCCAACTTACGCGGAACGACGGGACGGAGACGTTCGACTTTAAGGCTACCTCCGTCGAGTATTCAGCCTCGAACGGGGTCGTAACGTCCAGCGTTATCTCCGCCCTCCGGGAGGTCATAGGCGGGAAACTCGTTATAGAGAACGAGACTATCGTAGTGAAAGCGGACGTGAAAAATATGGACTCCGACCAATTCCCGAACTCCGGGACCTACTCGGACGAGGACTTAGGTTTCGAGTCGGAACTCCGTCGCGCACACAAAGAGTGGGGGTTCGACACTACGGACGGGTTCGACCTCCTAACGTGGGGTCCGCGTCCGGACTTTCAGGGAGTCTTTACGGACATTACCGTAACGGAGGACACACAGGACGCGGAAATGGGCGCGGGATCCTACAGCGTCGAGGTCGAGTGGACCTACCTCGACGCGTTCATTAGTTAGACCTATGGCTTTCACAGTTACAGTAGGCGGGACGACCGTGGACGGGCTTTTCGAGGTGAACTACTCCGGGGCGGACACGGATAAACTCGGAACCGCGGAGGTTCAGGTAAAGAACTCCGCCTCTAATCGGGCGTTCGAGTTCGGGGACGAGGTGATAATCCAGCGGGACGGGGAGACTGTGTGGACCGGCTACCTCGAAAAGAAACCGCCCACGGGGTCCCGGAACCTGAAACTGAACCTCACCGCCCGGGATAAGCGGGAGGAACTACAATTCGTGGAGGTTCACCGTCCGTGGTATAACCGCGACTCCGGAGAGGTCGTGGAGGAAATGGTGAACACACAGGTCCAGCCCCGGAGTCCGGTCGTCGTCCACACAGGCGACGACCTCGACGGGTGGAGTTCGGACGTTCCCGTGTTCGAGTTAGCGGACCTCCCCTCCGTCGAGTTTAACGAGTATGGGTCCGACCTCCTCTTTCTCTACTGGGGAGAGGGAGAGTCCGGGACGTTCTCCGTTACCTACGACGACGTTCCGTTTTCCGCTGTGGACGACGCGGAGATCCTGTGGTTCGAGACGCGCTACGCGTTCAATAACGAGGGCGGGTTCTTTTCCGCGGAGGTCGAACTAACGGACGACTCCGGGACCTCTATGGTATGGGATCTCCCCGTCCCGGACGGAGTGGAGTTCACGAAACAGCGTCTCCCGCTAGAGGAGGCGACGACGGACGGGGCGGAACTCTCCGGATCCCTCGAACTCGAATATCGGATTAGTCTCTCCGGGAGTCTCCCGGAGGCGCGGGCGGGAGTGATAGACTACGCCCGGACCCGACCGTTCGGAACGCGGTCGGGGGACACGGGACTGTCCACGGTGGACGTTCAGGACTCCGGTCGAGAGATAACGAGGCGGTTCGACGCCTCCGTTTTCGAGGCTATCGCACAGTTAGCCGTAGAGGACGGGGCTACGTCGTTCGTGGACGAGGACGACCACTTACACTATGAACCGGACGGGGACACGGACGCCCCGGAGAGTATATCCTACTCCTCTACGCGGGTCGTGGACATAGAACCGAACCGGGACGCGACGGACATAACGAATAAGGTCGTCGTTCAGGGGGCGGGAGATCTACAGGTCCCGCTAAAGTCCTCCGCCTCTATCTCGTTCTACGGCGTCTCCTCCCGGGAACGCCCTCTCGTAAACAAAGAGATCCAGAACGAGGGCGAACTCCGGGACTACGGAGAGGGCTACCTTTCGGAGGAGGCGTGGGAGGACACGGACGTTACGTTTACCGTCGCGGATCCGGCGTTTAAGAACGTCCGAGTGGGACAGTCCCTCTTTGTGGACTGGCCCCCGGAGGATCTGAACGGCTACTTTACCGTCTCCGAGGTAAGGACTGATACCGCTGGACGAGTAGAGGTAGGCGTAACGGGGTCGTCCGCCTAATGTCCAGTCTCACACAGAAAGAGAAACTACGCGCCCTCGGAGTGAAAGCCCCCACCGTCCAGAATAACCCCTACCTCTCGCCGTTCGACGCTATTCGAGAGGAGAAAGACTACTCCACGTTTACGTCCGACGTGAACGGACAGGCGTCCTTTGCGGAGTTCGAGACATACCTAACCGACAATATCGGCTTGGGGTCGGAGTCCGCGTCCCGGTTCCGACAGCGTATGGAACAGAAATACGAGACGTTCGGGGACTTTGGGACCGCCCTCTCCGGGTTCTCGTCCTACGACGAGTGGATAAACTCGTTCAGCTGGGGGACGACCATAGCCGGGGACGAGACGGACGGAGAACAGATCTCCGCCGGGATCCGTATTCACGGAGAGGACGGACTCTCCTACGACGGAGTGGGAGTTCCGAAAGGGACCTTAGAAGTGTTCGGCCCGCGGGTCGAGTTATCACAGACACCTCCTCCGATAGACGCCTCCTCGTCGTTCTCGACCGCGAACCTACAGGTAAGCAAAACCCTCCCGTCGCCCTACGAGACTATCACTATCTCCGCGGACATTACGAACGACTCCGGCTACGGGCTGGACCATACCGCGAAACTCACGGAGGACGGACAGGTAGTGAAAAGTAAAACCGTCTCGTTTGCGGCGGGAGAGACGAAAACCGTCGAGTTCACGCGCAGATATACCGACTACGTGAGTGTGGACGTGAAAGTGAACGAGGCGGGTCCGACCACGGTTACGGTTATCCCGCAGGGACTACAGGTATTCTAATATGGTGTACTCCGCGGACCGCTACATAGCCGAGAACAGGCGGGACATACGCCGGACGGAGGCGAACTTTATAGAAGCCCCGGAGTCCGGATCTATCTCCCTCACGTTCGGGCGGAACGTAGTCGAGGTCGAGGTAACGGGAGAGGTCTACAAACGAGATCTGAACGACTCCCTGATAGTCGGACACCCGAACGGATCCGACCACGGGATAGGGACCGGGGCGGTCGGGGACCAAAGGGGAGACTGGACCCTCGTCGCCTCGGACGAGGACTCCGGCGAACTCGTCCGCGACGGTCGAGGCGCTATCCGCGACGCGCTGGACGGACAGGAGGGCGGCGTCCGAGAGGTCGGAGTCGGGATCGGAACCTCCGGGGCGAACTCCGGGGACCGGACCCTCGTCTCCCTCTCCTCGAAAACGAACGGGGCGACAGATAAGCCCGCCCCGAAAGCGGCGGGCGCTATGGGCGTGTTCCGGTTTCACGAACACGAAAACGAGGCGACGGAGTTCGGCGTCTACGACGTAGACGGATCCCTGATAGCCCGCCTCACGTTCTCCGGCGTGAACCCGACCCCGGAGGAGGAGGTCCGCGTCCTCGTCTCCCTCACCGTCTCCGGAGAGGGCGTAGGCGACTCCGTGTTTACGGACGACGGAGAGATAGCGATAGCGGACGCGCTGAACCTCCCGAAACAGGTCGTCGGACTGAACGAGATAGCGTTCGGAACCGGGTCTACGGAGTTCAGTAAGTCGGACACAGGACTCACGTCCGAGATTATCAGTAAGACCGTTATCCGGGACCTCGAATTAGAGGCTATCCGCGCCCGGACGAAACTCTACGAGAGTGAACCCGCCTCACAGCCCGTAGATCTCTCGGAAATGGCTGTATTTGATAACTCCTCGACGCCCCGTATGCTGTGGGCGACGACGTTCAGCCCGGAGGAGAAAGTAGACGGCGTTCCCCTCACGGGGACGGTCGGGTTCAGGATAGAGTAGTCGCGTAGGGAACTTTTTAGCGGGTTCCCCGGTAGGTTCCTCCTAATGACTACAGCGGACAGGTTCGACGCAGACACCGGGGACCCCGTTTTCCACACTACCTTTCAGGCGTTCGCGGAGGGGCTGGACGGGAACGGGATCCTCGACGCCGGGGATCTCGCGGTTACAGCGGGGACGAACACGAACGCCCTCGACGTAGCCGCGACGACCCGCGGGCTGTGGTATGGAGGGACGCTTCACTCCTACGCCGGGGCGACGAACGTCCTCTCCCTCTCCTCGAACACGTCCGGGAGTCCACGGTGGGATCTCGTCTACTTTGACACGGGGACCTCCTCTCCGGGGAAACGAGAGGGGACGCCCGCGACGAAACCCGACCTCCCGGAACTACAGTCCGGAGAGTTCCCTCTCGCGGCGGTCTACCTCCCGGACGGAACGACGGACGTAACCGACTCCGACATACGCGACTACCGCGTTCACGGAACCGCGGCGGAGGAGACGTGGTTCGAGGACTCCCCCGGAGAGTTCTCGTCCTCGACCGTCGAGGGGGCGCTAACGGAGGTTATCCGGGAGGCGGGGGATCCGCTGAACGGACCGCTGGACCTCTCCGGGTTCTCCGGGTCCGCGGTCCTCGACCTCGGAACGAACCCCGGGACGTTCGGGGCGGTCGTGGACGCTGTGGTAGACGGGAACGACGCCGCGGGAACGGAGGAGTCGTTCCTGTTCGCGGTGGACTCCACGACAGTCCTAAAGATCTACGCGGAGTCCGACGGGTCGGGCGGCGTTCAGAACCTCCGGGCGGAGGTTCCACAGGGACTCCGGACCGCGGACGACGTAACGGACGACCGCGGGAACACTCTCTACTCCTACTCGTCTAACGAGTTCACACAGGCGCGTCTCGGAGGTCCAGCGTCCTCTCTCACGTCCTACCCGCTACCGATAGGGGACCTCGACTCTCCCTACGCCCTCCCGTCCATTACGGATATGGACGTGGACTCTACGGACCTCACGGACTCCACGGGTCCGGGAACTCTCTACGACGCGTCCGCGGGTGAGTTCCTACGCGGCGTCCTCGACCAAAACAGGAACACGTCCTCCGTCTCCTCGAACACGACTACCTCCGACGAGGAGATCCTGTTCGTAGACACGTCCGGCGGGGCGGTTACTATCACTCTCGCCTCCGCGGACGCGGTGGACGGGAACCACATTATCGTAGTGGACTCCGGCGGTTCCGCGGACTCTAACCCTCTTACCATAGACACGGAGGGGTCCGAAACGATAGACGGAGTTTCCTCCGTTACCGTGGAAACCGCCTACGGCGCACAGGTCCTTTCCTCGGACGGGACCAATTGGTTCACCGCGGGCGGCGGATCCGGAGGCGGCTACGACCAAACGGTAGACTTTGACCACTCCGGGAGTAAGACCTCCCTCTCGACCGGGAATCAGGCGTTAGTCGGAGTCGCGGAGGTGGACGCCTCCGAGACGTTAGAGATCTACAAAGCCCAATTGATGAAACCCGACGGAACCGCCTCCTCCACCTCCGTAGACCTCGAACTCGTTACGCTGGATAACGCCGGGTCGTTCACGTCGAGGAGTGTCCTAATCGCCGGGGACGGTTCGACCGTCTACGACGACCAAACAGGTAGCCCTCTCGGATCCTACAGCCCGGGATCTACCACGACCGTAGCGGTCCTCGTAGATAATCAGTCCGGGTCCGCGGAGGGCGTCTACGCGGAGGCGAAAGGGGAGGTCGTCTAAATGACTATCGTGGGACTGGACTCTCTCCCGGAGGTCACACTCTCGGAGGTCACACTCCCGGAGGTGGACATTTTAGAGAGGGAGGTTCAGATAACCGAACAGTCCGGGTCCTCTCTCTCGGACTATCAGGTTCGGGTAACGTTCGGGTCCGGGGATCCGATTTTCACGAACGCCCTCTCCGACGGGTCGGACATACGTTTCACCGATACACAGGGAGACTCCTCTCCCTATCTGGACCACTACCTACAGGAGTTCGACGCCTCCGCGGAGACGGCTACGATATGGGTTAAGGTCCCGTCCATAGCCGCGTCCTCGACGGAGAGTATTTGGTTATACTACGGGGACGGAACGAACGCGAAAACGTCCTCCGGGATCGGGACGTTCCCCTACGGGTTCTATGACTTTGAGGAGTTCACGGACGGACAGGACATTATCGCAAACGACGCCGCGTTTACCGCAATTAGAAACTATGATACGACGCCCACGTTCACAGCCTATAACTCCTATGCGAAACAGGGGAGTGTCGGTTCACAGTTTACGACGGACGTTTCAGAGGGCGTTCAGTATGAATTGCCCCAAACTATAGATAGTTCTACAGAATCTAAATGGGTCCGTGAGTTCTGGATGAAAGGGACGGAAAGCACCTCCTCCCGGACGACTCACGCTATGTCGGACGTAGTGGACGCCTCGAACACGGAGGAGAATATCTACGGACCCACCGACGATATGAGTAATGAAGGGGATGTCCGCTACTACAACGGAGGCAGGTGGGTTATTATCTACTCCGGGATCTCGCCCGGGGACTGGGTATGGATTCACGAGGAGATAGACTTTCCCAATAATGTGACCTATACGGAGGTGAAAGACGCCCCGGACGGTAGCGTTCTCGGGTCCGGGACCGCGGGGTTCCGGTACTCGACTAACCAGTTATCGTATAAAACGATTCACGCGAACAGCGTTACCTCCGGAGAGGACCTGTTCCGGATCCGTAAGTGGGCGTCCACCGAACCCTCCGTTTCCGTGGGGGCTGAATAATGCCGAACTCGGACTACGTGTTTCAAAGCGGGGAACCCGTCGAGGTCGGACAGGCGGGGGACCACGCCTACGAGTTCGTTTCCGGGAGTCCTCTCGTAGATAGCGGGGCGTCCGAGTTCGTGTTCGCCTCCGGGACGGGTATCGGGTCGTCCGCTACGGTGATAGACGACTTGGAACGCGGAGATCTCTCTCCCTATATCCAATATGGGGACCAATATGGGAACCAGAACGACACGAGTATCACGACCTCACCGACTTACGAGGGGACCTACGCTATCGCTATGGTCGGGAGCGATAACGCCCTCGTCTCCTATCCCGGGGACGGACTCCCGTATTACCCGGTCCGAGGCGACGTGATAGAATACTATACGTGGTTAAGTAGCGGGAACGATGTGGGCGTAGAAATAGACTTTTGCGTTCAGGACCACGGGTACAGAAACGAGTATTGGTATGAAGCCGCTCTAAAGAATTTCGACGCGTCTACGAACCCCGGGGGTGTCCACATAGGGAAACGGAAAGGGGACAGTTTGGACATAGGCCCTATCCGGTCGGGGGACCCGCTACCGTCCGATACGTGGTTACGCTGTAGGATAGAGATAGGGGATCCGACCATAGCCGTTACCGGCTATTATCCCGACGGGTCGGGGGGCTGGACCGCGGAGGCGACGGTATCTATGGACGACACGGAGTGGAGTAGCGGCGGGGTCGGGTGGCATACCTCACAGTCCGGACAGACGGGCGGGGATATTTACGCGGATTTAGCCCGGAAAACGGGGACCGTCTAACGTAGACAGTCTTTCGTAGCGAACTTTCTTATCCGTTTTACGTTAGGGTTCCCTTAATGGCTGAACCGACAGGGGGAATCGCGATAACGGAGTTTCAGTTAATCGTAGCCCTCCTCGGAGTCGCGGGGACCGCGTTCGCCGGGTGGCTGTATAGACACGAACGGTGGTTCCGCGACAGGGTATTTCCCGTTATTCAGGTTCTCACGGGAAAGTCCTCGGGCGGGGAGGACGTAGATCCGACCTCCGACGGTGGACTCCTCGGAGAGACGGACGACCGACTCACCCGCTTAGAGGAGACGGTCGAGAAAGTCGCGGAGAATCAGGACGAACTACAGCGGGACGTAAAGGATCTCTCTCGAACACAGAAACGACATAACCGACAGACGGAGGGTTTTCTCCGCCGGATAGCGGGGGCTGTGGACGACGTGGACCTCTCTCCCGGAGAGGACGAACCGCTGTTCCGAGGAGGCGGCGGACCGGGGAATGGAGGGGGAGACTAATGTCCCGGGACGGGCTGAACGCCTCGGACTACGTGTTTTCGGAGGACGGACTCCCGGCGTGGGTCCCCGCGTTCCTCCGTCGGGTTCTCCTCGACCTCACCTACTGGGAGTTTCACGCTATGGAACTCGGACTCCTCGGACTGTTCGCCGGGGCGGGCGTCCGCCTCGGACTCACGGAGTGGGTAGCGTTCGGGACCGCGTTCCTCGTCGGGACCTCGTTCGGGTTCCGGCGTCTCGACCCGGACCGGATCCCGTCGTTCGAGGGAGACGGGGTTCTCCGCGCCCTCGTCCACCTCGTCGCGGGGACCGCGGAGAACATAGCCTCCCGAACCCTCGGACGGGAACCGTGGTATTTCCTCGTCGTCTACGTCCTCACGACTACCGCGGCGTGGATCTCCTACCCGGTTCTCGCCTAACGTGAAACGGATTTTCACGGTAGCCCCCGTTCGGTAGCGGCGGGTCCGTCGAGATCTATCCCGGTCCAGCCCGTCGAGGCGGTGGGACGGACCGGACGCTAACCTGTCGTAGTGAGTCGGTAACTATAAGACGGTTCACTTGAAACCATACCCGTATGCCGTTAACACCGTGGGCGACGACAGCGGGGGCGTCGCCCTAAAGGGCGTATCTCCCGGAGGGAGGAGACGCCCGGGGCGACTCCCCGCGGAGTCGCCCGGGCTACGCGTTCGACTGAACAGGAGGACGCGGACCGCGGACGAGATCTTATTCTAAGAACGAGAGGGCGTCCGAGGCTAACAGGCGGAGGTCGTCGTTCTGGATAGCGATAGAGGCGGGGCGTCCGTCCTCGACCTCGACCACTCCGGCGTCCCGGAGGTCGTGGACGTGGTTCTTTACCGTCCTCGTCGTCGTCTCCGTCCACTCCGAGAGGTGGGAGTAGGTCGTCGTCCCGTTCTGGACGAGACACGCTAAGATCCCGCGGCGGGTCGGTTCTCCGAGGGCTACCATACACTCCCGATACTCGTCCCGGTAACGACGACGGAGACGTTCGACGGAGACGACCGTCTCGACGGACCACTCCTCCCCGCATATCTGGACCTGTCCACGGAGGGGGCGGTCCTCCCCGTGGCTACCGTGAAAATTCGTTTCACGGTTCGAGTGTTCGGGTCCACACACAGCGTCCGCCTCTCCCGGGGGACGCTGAACGCGGTCTACTCCTCCCCCGTGGCTACCGTGAAAATTCGTTTCACGGTTCGAGTGTTCGGGTCCACACACAGCGTCCGCCTCTCCCGGGGGACGCTGAACGCGGTCTACTCCTCCCCCGCGGCTACCGTGAAAATCCGTTTCATCATAGCGTCCGGTTCTGTCGTCTAAGTGTTGGTGGCTTTCTGAACTCACGTCGAGGTCCCTCCTACGGGTAGCCTACCGCTACGGAGGAGGGTCTTAAAAAGTTACCGGAGGCTACGGCGTATTAGCGAAACAGGTCCCGCTTAGTCCACTCCGTAACGTCCCACTTTCGAACCGCGTCCTCCCGGGCTGGACATTTCTGTGTGTCCGTCCGGATCTCCCTCCCTGTGTCGTCGTCGTAGTGGGTCCAGTCATACTCCGCGGTAGTGTCCGCTGTGTATTGGTCCAGCGTGAACTCGTAGAGGGTCTTTGTGTCTCTCTCGTAGACGAGGACGAGTTCCACCTCCTCGAATTGAAGGTTAGAGAGGACGGGGAGGCTAATCGGGTAGGAGTCGAATTTCCTAAACAGGTTCGCGTCCGTCGTCCGGGTCGTCCGGTAGCCCTTAATCTCCCGTTTCTCCTCGTCCCCGCGGTTATAGACCACTACGAGGTTCCCGATTTTGTGGTTCTTATACGGGTGAGGGACGGGACGCGCTTTCCGGATCTGTGGGGGCGCGTCGAACTCCGGTTCCTCCTGTGTGTCGGTAAAGTCGTCCAGCGTAGCCATTTTCTAATCTCCTCGTAGGGTCGTATCACTCGTTCCAACATAATGTTACCGGATGGCTAATACGCGTTTCGTCCGGTATCTTTAAACCGTCCGTAGCCCTTATCTCCGGTATGTCCACAGTCACGGAACGGAGTAAGGACCCGGAGGCTATCGCCTCGGAGGTCGGACTCCCGGATCTCGTCGGACGAACAGCCCGCGTCTACCTCGACCGCCTCGAACAGGAGGACTATCAGATCCCCGCGGACGCCCGGACCTACCCGGCTATCGTTTACTACGCGTCCCGGGACGAGGGCGAACCGTTCACCGCGGGAGAGGTAGCGGAACAGGCGGGCGTATCGGAAACCGCTGTTTCCCGGGAGTTCCGGCGTCTCGTAGACGCCCTCGGACACACCCCCGAACACGCGGATCCGGAGGCGTTCCTACAGCGGTTCGGGAACGAACTCTCCGCCTCGACGGAGACGGTGAACACAGCCCTCGACCTCTACCGGGAGGGCGCGGACACGGGGCTGTTCTCGAACCGGACGCCCGCGGTCGTCGCGTCCCTGTGTCTCTACGCGGCGTCCACCCTCACGGACGACGACCTCACACAGGCGGACTTTGAGGAGTTCGGCGTCTCGCGGACCTCTATCCGGAAGGGCTACAAAACGGTTCTCTCCCTCCGCGGGGAGGAACAGTCCTCCGGTAAGATCTCCGAGGGCGACGCCGCGGACCGTCTCCGGGAGGCGGTCGAGGCTATCCACTCCGAACTCTCGTTCCCGGAGGTCGTTCTGGACGCCGCCCTCGAACGCGTCGAGGAGGTAGCCGGACAGGAGTGGGTCCGCGGTAAGTCCGCGGGTCCTATCGCCTCCGGGATCTACTGGATAGCCGCGGACGAGAACCGTATGGTCCTCTCACAGGGGGACGCCGCGGACGCCGCCCCCGGGAACGTCCACAAAGTCACGGTGAACCGTCGCGTCGCGGCTATCCGGGACCACGCCTCGTAATGTCCGAGACTGTTCACGACCTCCGGGGACAGATCTCGCGGGCTGTGGGGATCTCCTCGTCGCCCTCCGGGGCGTTTCGTAAAGACGACCTGAACGTTATCCTCTCCACCCTCGGAGGAGACGCGCTGGACGCCGCGGAGGTCTACGGGTGGGACGCCCCGCCTAAGTCGTGGTTCTACGAACAGGTAGCGGCGGAGGCGGGGTTCGACTACGACCCCGGAGAGGGAGATAACGCCCGCCCGTTCAATCGGGGCGAACTCCTCGACCTCCTCGACGCTGTTCAGTAGCCGCGAAACTTACGCTATTAGTCTCCGGTAGCATTTTAAAGACCCACTCCGAACCGGAGGGTATGGAGTGGAACCCCGGACCCAAATACCGGGACGCGCTGTAGCCGGTTCCGGTTAGCGTCCAGTATCTTTTAGCCCCTCGTAGGGTAAGCCTACGAGTATGAGTTCCGAGGAACCAATAGAACGCAAAGCGGACCCGGAGGCGTCCCTCAC